CTCGTCGTCTATTTCCACCAGGGTCGAAGGAAAGTCGTTGCGAAGCCAAGTAGTTGTGGTGCCCTCGTCGAGCCACTCGCCGCCGGCTCGAACGGACACGGACTCCCCGGAGATCCGCAGCACGTCGAGAACCGCAGTGGAGTCGATCTCGTCGACTATGACGAAGGTGGCCGCGCCTTCAACCTCGGCGGGCATGGTGGTTGTGGCCAGTACGGTCGGCAGGAACGCCACCGGATCGGCGTAGGACAGCAACAGCCTGTCACCAGCGGAAACCGCTGCCACGATCTCGGCCAGCATCTGCCGATCGGGCGCGACTCCGTAGCTGGCGGAAATCTGCGCGAAATCCACCGGCCCCCAGCCGTCGGTCGGATGCCAGACCTCCCAAGTGGGTCCGGTGGTCCGGGCGACGTCGGTGACGATGTCCGGATTGCCCGAAGCGCACAGGCCGACGTAGGTGATCTCCTCGTCGTAGCCGATCGAGGCCAGCAGCTCGTCGTGCACGAGGTTCTGGTCCTCGTCGATGCCGTTGAGAACCCGCTCGGTCCACTCCAGTGCCGCCAGTCCTCCGGTCAGTGACGCCAGGACCAGCTCTCGGCACGGGTAGCCCTCGTCTCCGGGGTCCCATCCGGTGCCGAAGTTCGTGAAGCTCGGTCGGGCCAACCGGTTGAGCCGGTTCAGCTCGATGATGTCGATCGGCCCGCCGGCCGCCAGCAGGGCAGCCGTGTACTGATAGACAGGCGGGACCTCGGTCCGGTAGGCCCGCGCCCATCGGACGCCCTGAAGAGCCTGTTCGACTACCTCCCGAGGGATCGGGTAGGTGCGAGCAGGGCTCGACGAGGTGACGACGACGTCAGACGGCACGAATCGAGTCCATCTGGTGACGAAGCATCTCGGCCCGCAGGTCGTCGACCTCGACCGAGGCCGTGACCGCCCAGGTGTCCGGCAGCATCGAGACCGCCCCGAGCGCGCGAGCGCGCCGGATGATGTGCGCCTTGGCCTTCGCCTTGTCCTTGGCCCGGCCGAACGCCCGGACGGCCCGGCGCAGGTCGGCCTTGTCCTTGATCGGGAAGGCGCCGGCCGAAGTGTCGGACTTGTACGCCTCGCCCTTCTTGACGGCCGTCTTGCGGGCCTGCGCGTTGTAGTCGCCTCCGAAGGCGGCCACCAGCGGCTCCCAGGTCTGCTCGTCGTCGGGCAGCAGGTCGGTGGCGCGCAGCGCGACAGCCCGCTTGGCGACGTACCAGGAGATCTCCGGGTTGTCCGCAGCGGTCTCGATGGCAGCAGGAATGTCGTCAACCGTTGCGATGACCGGGATCACGTCGCCCAACACGGACTACTCCTTCGGAGTCATCTGCGCATCGGTGTCATCGACGGTAGCAGTCCCCGGCTCGGTTGTAATCGCGTCGTCGGGGCCGCGCCGCTTCTCAGTGGGGGAGTCCGTCGGCTTCAGCAGTGACGGGGTGTCCTCTCCGAACAGGGCCGGCAGCACCTGTTGCAAGATCTGCACCGCCGCGTCCGGCGGCAGGTTCTTGGTCAGATTCTCGATGACCAGCCGGGTCGCGATCTCCTGCTGGCTCGGCGCGTGCACGTCGGAGAAACCGTTGGCCCGGCGCCAGGCGTCGGCGGAGATCAGCCAGTGGTCGTAACCGACGGTGGCCGCCTCGGCCGGGTCGACCTTGATGATGACGTCGGTGGGGTCGTACCAGGCGACGATCTTGGCCAGGATCATCGGGTCGAGGTCGGGAAACTTCGCCGCGACGCCTGGCCGCAGGTAGACCGAGGTGAGCGCATCGACGAGCATGATCGCCGACGGCTCGACGTGGATCTTGTAGAGGTTCTCGTCGATCACCCCGGCGTTGGAGTACCGGACCTGGTCCAGGCCCGCGACCATCTCCTTCGGGATGTCGATGCCGTTGAGCACTCGCTCCAGCGCCTTGTCGATGCGCTCGACCAGGAACTGGTCGGACTTCCGCTCGAACAGGTAGTGCTTGATCTTGTCGTAGAGGTCCACGTCCCCGGTGACCACCAGCGGCACCACCGAGGATCCGGAAGACTCGTCGGTGATCGGTGTCGTCATGGCCTCGAACAGCTCGTTGACGAACTGGAGGGTCTCGTCCTCGGTCGCTTCGACGTCCTCGTTCACCGAGCCACCAGCCACCGACAGGGCGTCGGGGATGAACACCACTCCGGCGTTCATCCGGGACCGGGCGATCGAGCGGACCATCCGCTGAAGGGTCAGCAGCTCGTCGCACGGCTCGCTCAGCGAGATCATCGACGAGGTCGGCTCACCGGACCAGCGGGGGTGCTGCTGCCAGATCCGGGCGATGTAGGTCCCCTCGGGAAGCTCGCGCTCGGGCTCGCCCATCGTGGAACGACCGGTCCGGGTCTCCTTCAGGATCAGGATCCCGTCGCTGCGACGGACCGTGACCTCGGAGGTGGACCGAATCGAGTACCGATTGTCGATCTCGACCAGATACATCTCTCCGGGCACCGACCGGTTCAGCGAGAACGTCCGCCACAGGCCGGCGATCCCGCCGGGACCTGAGCCCAGGTTGGCGATCATGAGGTCGATGTAGTCGAGCACCTCGTCGGGAATCTCCGGCATTCCGGCTTCGGTGTCGACCTCTTCGTCCTTGGCGGACTGATTCTTGGTGTGGTGCTTCAGTTGCACCGTTGAGGTCGGTGCGGCGTCCGGGTTGGTCACCACGCCGCCGTAGAGGCGCAGCCGGCTCATGATCGAGGCAAGCTGACCGAAGCCGTAGTTGATCTCGCCGATGGCGTCGTAGTACTCCCACGCCTCGTTCTGCCACTGGTCAAAAGGCCGGTTGGCCATCTCCAGAATTGCAGCAGCCGACTTCAGGTCCAGCCGCTGGGAGGCAGCGGTGATCGCCCGTTCCTTGGAGTACGGCGCGGCCTCGGCCGGGCGGTAGCTGGCCATGTCGACCACAGGCGAAGGCTCTCGGGTCAGCATGTCCAGAACGCTCACGCCTACCGTCCGATCGAAGAGGTCATCCCTGAAATCTGCGACATCGCGAGAGCTATGGCCACCAGCATGACAGCCGGATTGTCCGAATGCCACCAGGCCAACGGCGCAGCCACCGCCCCGAGGTAGATGCTCACACACCAAGGGCAGGTCAGCAGGTAGGCCAGCTTGCCGTCATCAGGGACTCTGTCCAGGACCCATTCCCGGATCGGTTCGGTGACCTCGTCCTCAATGACCAGGCCGGTCAGACGGACTACGGCCAGCGCTATGACGACCAACGCGACCGGATCCATGTCAGGCCGCTTGCTCGGTTGAGACCTTCACCGTGCTCCAGCCGAGCCGGCACCGGCAGTTGATCCACTCCTCCATCGGCGCCAGACGATCGCCAGGATGGCGCAACGTGTTGCCGGCGATCGTGACCCAAGGGTCACTGAGCCCCCGGCGCTGTCCCTCCAGCGGCCGATGGGTGTCCCGGACCCTGTTGTCCAGCCGGGTCCGCCAGACGCGCGAGTGGAAGCCCAGCAGCGGTGCGAGCTTGGCCTGGAGCAGGGAGGTCACGGTGGTGATCAGCGTGGCCGCGATGTAGGCCATCCTGGTGGCCCGCTCCGGCGCTCCGGTGCCGGCGAGCAGGTCCGGATCGGCCTTGACCGCGTCGGCCAGAGCGGCAGCAGCCTCGACCACCGCCTCATCGACCAGCGCGGCCGAGGCTTGGTAGTCAGCCGGACGCGGATAGACGTGAGACCGCATTCGAACTACCAGCCACAGGGCGTAGGCGGTGACCGGGGCTGAGATCGTCCGGGAGATCGTCTCTTCGTCCGGGTTGTTATTGGCGGCCATCATGGCGAGCAGGGCAGCTACGATGGCGGCCTCGGCGGCGAGTCCCTCGTCCTCAGTGTCCCGAAGGAGCTTCTCGTTGCTGCTGACCATGGCGACAGGGTAGCGTGTTGACATGCCACCTGAATCCTGTGACGACATCGTCGTCACCATCCTCACCGGCCGCCGTCCGGGGCTGCTCCGGCGCACCCTGGAATCCCTGCCGAACTGGCTGTGGGACTCGGCCCGGTTCGTCGTCCTCCACAACGGTAACGACGAGATCACCAGGCAGGTCTTGGATGACTTCGTCTTCGACGTCCGGGTGTCAGGAGACGAGTTTCTTCAGATCGGGGATGCCGTCAGCACCCTGTTCCGGCACGCCGAGCCGATCGGCAGCAAGTACACCCTGCACCTGGAGGACGACTGGGTTTGCGAGGACGACAGCGACGGGGAATGGCTGCTCGACGCTCGTCGCGCGCTCGACCAGGATCTCGTCGGTCTGGTCCGACTTAGACAGGAGGTCGAGCCGGTCCTGAAGCACAACATGATCTCAGGCGAGCCCATCTTCTGGGGCACCTGGGCGGCTCCCAGCCAGCGG